TCTAGAACTTTAACAACATTTGATGGGCTAGAATTATTACCTGGTTTTGTAGATGTTTCAAAACTAAAAGACATAACAAATGTAACACAAAACATTATGTCTATACATCACAATAATTTAAAAGACGCTTTGATCAAAATAGAGAGATTCGCAGGTAAAAAAGGACAAGAAGCGACATATCCATTAACAGGCACAATGGAACAAAGAATAAATTATTTAAGGAATATTGTACTCAAACCTAAATCATGGTTTAAGGCAGATAAAAAAATCGGACTACAACCTTTCAAAGTCACCTTTACAGATCAAAGTTTTAGATTAGGAACAGATGGTTCTAGCAAAAATATTACACACACTTGGTATTTTAATTTACTCACAGAAGAAGAAAAAGGCACATTAACAGACACTGTTTTGTTGAATGATACAACTTATTACTATGATCGATCTGAAACTAAGTCTTATGAGAGTCAAGACAACTTGAGAAGTAATGTTTCATTCGAATATGCAAACGCAGGTAATTATCGAGTAGCTTTAAATGTAGAAAACGATTTTGGTTCAGATGCTGCTGTTTTTGATCAGTTTATAAATGTAAGGTACCCCGCACCAGACGAAGCGGTTGTTGTAGCGGTACTAAGAGGTAATCAGAAATATACAGAAGAGGGATCTCTAGACGGGTATCAATATACAACTCTTCCCATAATAAGAGCTCTAGTAAATACTTTGATTGATATAAAGATAAAAGATGATGATAATCCTGATCCAAGGGACAAAACGTGGGCCGGTGAAGCTGTCACTACACTTCATGTGCCTATAGATCAAATTAAGAATTATACTTGGGCTATTTCTGATGATTTATCTCATCCAAGCACTAGCTCAACTAGATGCTTGTTTGGCATCGGTGGTTATTATGATATGGTTTTAAGAACTGATACAGAATTTGGTTCTTATAGAATAACCACATATCCAAACATGTTTGATATCGTAGAAAGTGTTAATCTCTGGCTTTGGAACTATAGCGGAAATCTATCGACAGGGACATCTAGTATAGCCTCGTATGAAATGGGATTAATAAGCGAGACATTTAAGAATTCAGGAGTTGCACAAAACATAAACATAGATAATAGATTTTTATCAACAGATCAACAAAAAACAGAATTTGCAAAAAATAACGGAGCTATACAGCGTGGAACATCAACTTCTGGGAGTGGCGGAACAGCTTTGCTTTATTGGGCAAGTGGTCGAAACTCCGGCGATCCTTCATCTAATGAGAAGGTAAAGATGGTTGGATATAATGGGTTCGATAACACCTATTCGACAATAATAACAGAAATAGATAGACCTTGGAACTGGGTGTCTTTTGCATCAAGTGAAAAAGTGTATTTTATATTAGGCGGCAATCTTTCAAACACTGCTAATACATCTTTGACCAATCAAACTAAAAGCGTACTAGGTTTGTCTACTATGGCGGTATCATCTGAAACTTTACAGTCTTCTAATTACAGAAACGGAGCAATCGAATTACAGAGCAACATGGTGACATTTGATTTAAGCGGAAATCCAAATGAGGGCCATATGAGTGTTTATAGAACTGCGTGGCATAACGACACAGGATATATACTGAGGAATGATGCTGTTGGAGACTTCTTTAGAATTAGATCTTTCTACAAAACAAGCGGAAATACAAGCGAGCCTTTTGTAGACATTAAAAAACTCACAGATATGGGTGGATCGGCAAGAACTGAAGGTGAGTTGATATCTTTGAGCCAAGGAGTCTATTTTTTCAATAATTCGGGATCTGTTGTGGCGTATGGAGACTCTAGCAACACTTGGACAACAAGTGGCCCAGGAATTAATTCTGCAGGCTATAGAGCCCTGCAGGACACTAGCGTGAGCACCTTTGCAAATACATCTAACACATTAATTGCCACTTCAGATGGAGATAAAACAGCCTATTTGAGCTTTGATTATAGCACAAAAGGTTTTATAAAGTTCAGCGAAATAGATACTACGTTCAGTTATGTTTCTAATAGACCTGCTGGCAATCAGTGGCAGATGTATATTTTTTAAAAATAAGGAAAAAAGTGGTTAATTTCTTTCCCCCAAAACCTGTTTACCCTAAAAACTATGACGATGATAATACATTGTTTTTAGTGTACAATACAGCCGAAACAGTCACTACGGAATACAATCCGTTGTGGGCAGATGAAATATCAATAAAGCCCGTCGATAATGATATGCCAGAAGTCTGGGCAGATAATGGTTTTGCAAGTATAGAAGGCGAATTATTTTATTACGATAGTGTGGAAAAAACTTCTCATACGGGACAAGGGTTTGAAGCTGAAGTAGAAGTGGATTCACTAGGAACTATAACATCAATAATTGTATTAAATGGCGGATCTGGTTATTCAGCATATCCAAGTGTAAATGTTAAGGGTGGAGATTGGGCTAAAATTTCTGCAAAAGTTGTAGACGGAGAAATAATAAGTATAAATGTAATAGATGGAGGAGTTGGCTACTCTTCAGGAGTTGGTGTTTTTGTTTTTTACGGAAAAGTAACAAAATTTAAAAGGTGTGCAAGAAGTCTAGGAGGGAATAAAACAAGAAACAATCCGATAGGATCAGAAGTACGGGGATTTGTTATTGCAGAGCACCACAATCAAATTGTTGGTGCTGTTTTAAATATAGAAAATTTTATTGGAATAAACAATGATACCAGACAAGAGACTTTGGATTGGAGAATAAGACATCTACAAAGTTTGCCTACTGTATTTGATGATTTTACTTGTCCGGATATTTCTTTTGATTTTTATATAGTTAGTGAAAATGCAACAACAGGAATAGTGGCTCAATACAATATTATTGTTGCTGGTGCGTTCACAAACTATAGATTAGATTTTGGAGATGGTTCTTACACAACAACATCTACTACTGGTACACATACTTATTCTACTAGCTCTACGATAGACCCTGTTGTCACTATAGGAAACACAAAATGCACTATAGTACAAAGCCCTATAACAAGAACAGTTCCTACCGAACCTACAAATCCAATAACTCCAACTACTTTTGAAATCCCAATACCGCAAATACCACGTATTCCTAATTTCAATATACCTACTATACCTGTTCCACCAACGCCTTTAATACCGCCTATTGTTTTTCCGTGTTTAGACATAGGTCCAATTGGACCTATAAATATACCGTCAATAATACCGGTAGTTCCTGGCATTCCTTCAGAAATATTTTTTGGTCCTTTAGGAGGCATACCTTCGCTTATAGCCTTTAGCCCTATACCGCCTTTGCCATCTTTCATTACGTTTGGTCCAGTTCCAAATATTTATGTGGATGTACAGGTATGTTTGCCTACTATAATAAACTTTGGACCTGTTAACGTTCCTACTTTAGTTAATTTTGGACCGCTTAATATTCCAACTCTAATTAATTTTGGCCCATTACACATTCCGACTTTAATTAGCATAACAACACCAGTCATTCCAACTTTAATTAGTATCACAGCTCCGAATATAAACATTCCTACTTTAATTAGCATTACAACACCAAGCATTCCAACTTTAATTAGTATAATAGTTCCTGAAATAGGCATACCAAACGAGATTGTTTTTGTTAATACACCAGGTCCAATGCCCGCTCAAATTACTTTTGCAAACACTCCAAATTTCGGTCCAATTCGGTTTGGTCCTGCTCCTACTTTTTCTAATATCAATATATCAGGAAATGTTACTTATAGCGGTCCTAGTGAAATAAATGGAACAGTCACATTTTCAGGGGCTCCTACTTTTAGCACAATAGAATTTGGACAGGCTCCCACCATCAATGTAACATGGTCAGCCCCACCTACTGTTTCCTGCACTGTTACTATTTCTTGTCCTTCTGGTGGGTCTGGTATGCGGAACAATAGAAGTGTTTTCGATCCAGAAGATTTGTCACCAGATGCAGTAGAAATCAACATGGGAGAATTCAGTATTCCTTCTGAGATTATAGTTAAATTCCCAGAAATACCTGATATTCGAGTAATTCATGACTTGCCTGCTATGATTCGAGTTTCTGCCCCAGATATTCCTGATATAAAAATACTATCTCCAGATGTGCCGATACCTACTGAAATACGATTGGTATCCGATTTGCCTAGCGTGATAGAATTAAAAGCAGACAATTTACCAAGATACATAGAAATTGATGCAACAAATTTACCTAAATCAATTCCTATAGAGGTTCCGGAGTCGTTCCCATCGATTAAAATCGATGCTACAGGAATACCGTCACAAATACAGGTTGTTGGAATTCCATCTGTGATCGAGCTAGTGGGAGCTCCTTCAGAAATAAAATTAGTTCTTCCAGAAAAACCTGAAATAGAACTAGTTTATAAAGGTTCGCCTATTGATGTTAAAATCAATCTAGATATTGGAAGAATAACTGGAGATGATGGCAACGCTCAGTGTGTAGCCATAGTTCCTTGTACAAGATAGCAAAATGAGAATAAAAAAACACGCTAATGGCAACCAGTATTTGTTAACTCCGCAAAGCAAATGGGTTAGAAATTTTGCTAAATCTGGTGTGCCTAATATAGACATAAATAAAACAATAAAATCTGAGGATCATTTTTTATTGCTTCAAAATGAATTTAACAATAGTCTAAACAGATATGCATGGATAGATTCCGAAAAGTACTATCATCCAAATGTGGTTATAGTTTCTGATGGTTTTAATTTTGAAGAAAATCATAAAATTATAGACTCTTTGCCTTCAAATATTGTTTTTATTGGAGTGAATGGAAGTTTAAAAAAATGGCAAGCTAAAAGAAACATGTCTTATTACGTTGTGAATAATCCATACAATGAATGTATGAAGTATTTGCCTCGTTCAAATAAACTTCTTCCAAAGTGTATTGCTTCTTCTAGGACGAACTCAAACTTTTTAAAAAATTACAATGGAACTAGGTTTAAATACTATCCGGTAAATGAGCAAGAATACAAAGGCATGAGTTCTAAAGAAGTGATGTGGCAAATCGATGATTATAGAAATTCAATATGTGCTGCAGTAGGGTTGTCTTATAGATTTGGTGCTGAAAAATTGTTATTGTTGTGTTGCGACAATGTCTTTAAAGACGAACGTGCTGGGGCTTCTCAGCTTGAGAACAAACTTTGGATATATCCTCAACAAAATATTGTGCATGGATTGATAGATGCTAATTTGTATTGGTTTTCAAATCAAGAATACTATGCAACAAAAGCGGGAGATTGTTCGAGCGGTCCATTATATGATTATGCTGCGTATATAGAATTAGATAAGATATTAAATTTTTTTGAAAGTTAAACACATGAATAAGGACCCGTTTAGTTTATTTAATCTAAATGAATTTAAAAAATGGATGTCAGAGTCTCCCGATCAAAACAATCATAACGATATAATTGGAAAACAAATAGAGTCTAAAATATCTTTTAAAAAACTTCTAATGACTACTGAGGTAATAGAAGGAGAAGATAAAAAAGTTTTAAAAGAGTTTCATACAAATGGTGGATATGTTATTGAAAAAAATGGAAACATATTAACTATAGAAACAACAAAAGGAAAAATAGAAACACATAAAATGTATGTAAGAATTTCTTAAGAACCTTTTTGCACCATAACTCGTTTCTTTTCTAGCTTGTTGTTTAATGTGTATGTTGAAACAAAAATCTCTGCTTGTGAGCTAATTGGGATATTAGTATAGCCTCTTTTTTTGAAAAGAATTTTCATATTTTCATAGGTGTCTGATGTTTCGACCCAAGGCTCCCACAACATTCTAGAATCGTACATTTTTTGATTTATAGTTGCCAAGATATCAGTAGGAATTGCTAAGTTTTTTATATTTTCATCTGTTATTCGTGTTGCTGCTTGTTCTGTAGAAAGGAATTTAGCTATAATTCTAATTCCTCTTTTATCTCTTTTTACAAAATAAAAATAAAAATCAACTAGTTTTTGTTTTGCCATGTTCTTCCTCTTTATAATCAAGTAAGTTCTTTAAAACTTCTTCCAAAATGATTCGATTTATGATATCATCCATAGATCCAAATTCTTGTGTAAAAGCTTTGATAGCTTCCGTGCCAATCAAAGCATTGTCGGGAGGGGGTTCCATATGCCTGTTTCACTTCCTAATTATGTAAAAATAAAAGATAATTACTGCATTTCTTATTACGGACAAAATAAAGAATATTTAGTTCAATTGTCTCTTTTGAGGCCTATAATAGAATCCACGTTCAAGGGAATACAGATTTATATATCATGTGAAGATAGCTCATTGTATTTACTAGAAGGAGAGTCAAAAATTTTATCAAAAAATGAAACTGACACTTACAGGAACAATTTTGCTTATATTAGAGAAATAAAAAGTAATCTAGATAAACACCCTATCGAATCCATAATGGAAGAATCTGGCCTGCCTTGTGGACCTATAAATTTTGTAAAAAAAGAAAGATCCACAAGTAAATGTGCTTTATTTACAAATGGATCTTCTCATACAAGAAAATTGTCAGGCAAACAGATAACCAAAATTATTGAATCTATTGAGCAAAACAATTATTCGATTGAAATTAATCCTTTAAGATACAAAAGCTTCGTTAACGATTTCGACTTAGTAGTAGGAGTGGAGAATGAATATGTTTACAAAGCTGCTTCATGTGGAGTGGAAACTACTCTTATTGCAACAGGAAATGGGGAAGATTTATTTAGAAAAATGTTCCCAAAAAGCCAAATAATCCATCCTGAACCATAAATATAATAGTTACTATCCAAATAGGAGAAAAATGAGCGTATTTCAAGTCAGTCTAAACAATATCAATCAAGGTCAACTAGATCTAAATCCTTCTGTTTTAGTCATTCCAACCACAGAGATGACTCCTTCTATACAAAGAACAATATATGTTCAAGGTCCAAGAAGGATTTATAGAAGACTAAAAGATGGAGATACGTTCACAGATTGCAACTATTGGAAAAGATTTGCTTTTCCACAAATATCACAAGATCAAGCTTTCATCACAGTTGTATCTGACGACGGTTCGGTCTATAGCGACATTCCAGAAGAAAACAATTTCCCTAGAGTCTACACTTTGAATGTAGATGACGGAACAACTTACGAAGATAACATAATTGATATTTTAGCAGATAATGGTGGCCCAGCACAGTTTGTTCAGATCCAGAACATGGCCGCAGGTGGGTCTGTAAAAGTGAGAATAAATGGTACTGCTAATGCCGTTTTCGACTTAGATACTAATAATATACAGCAATTCAATTACGGAGATATAAGTATTTCGAAGCTTGAATTTCATAATGAAAGTGGAGAGAATTCAATCATACAAACTATAATTTCGGTAAGAAGTGTTCCAACAAGCTAAATAGTTCATTTAAAAACTATATATCTTTAGGTTACTATATTAATTATACGAGGAAAATGTGGCATCATTAGTAAAACCAGGATCTGTGAAAGTTGTTACAAAAGATGGAGAAATTCAGGTTTCTTTCAGCTTGGACATCAACATTAATCTAAACACAGAGGGCGTTATTATTGGCCAACAAAGCGTTGAAGAAGAAAAGAAATCAAGTTTTGCACACCAGCCTGTCAAAGATAAAATGGAATGGGCGATTCCTGATTTTGGCGAATCTGTAAAGATAGACTTTGGTAAAAAGGAGAAATAATATGGCGTGCGGTTTTGATTGCGGTACCTACAATTTGGTGTGTTGCAACAGATCTACTGATGGTAATTTTCTATACAAAAGAGAAGTAAATGCTTTTCTTGAAATACCGTTAGAAAACAGATTTACTTTCAACATGATGAAAAGTGCAGGCATTCCTCTTATTGAAAGAGAGAATGTTGCGTATGCACTAGGAGAAGCTGCTGTAAACATGGCTTACACAATGAGCCAGATAGAACTAAAAAGACCAATGATACATGGATGCGTCAATCCGAAAGAAAAAGACGCATTTCAGATAATGTCAATTATGATTCACAGTCTAATCAATAACATTCAAAAAGATGGAGAGACTCTGTATTACTGCGTCCCTGCTAATGCCATTAATCAAGATACAGATGCTGATTATCATCAGCGTATACTAGATGCAATATTTAAAGCATATAAAAGCGAAACAGGCTATAGAGTAAATGCACACCCTATAAATGAAGGATTAGCACTAGTTTATGCCGAGCTTGGAAAGAAAGCTTACACAGGTCTCGGTATTTCTTGTGGGTCAGGAATGGTAAACGTTTGCTACGCAATGTATGGCAATCCAGTATTTTCTTTTTCTATTGTTAATTCTGGCGATTGGATAGATCGTCAAGCGGCAAAAGCAACAGGAGAAACTATTGCTTTTATCAATGTGGAAAAAACTAAAATTGATTTGACTAAGCCTGCTACATCTCTTGTGGAGCGAGCCATTCAAACTCAATATCGTTTAATGATCGAACATACCGTTGCTGGTATAAAGCAAGGATTTGCAGATATCAAAAAGACAATTAGAGCAGACAACCCTATAGACGTTGTTGTTGCAGGAGGAGTATCTTCTCCAAATGGTTTTACGCAAATTTTTAAAGAAGTGATTGATCAAACTCAACTTCCAATCAAAATAGGAGAGATCATACGACCAGATGATCCTTTGTATTCTGTTGCTAGGGGATGTTTGATTGCAGCAGAAGCTGCGAAATGAATTGAAACAAATAAAAGAAAGAAAGAGAGTAATAAATGAAAAAAAATCAAAAAAGTGTCAGCGATCTTGGAGCCGCTGCTTATATTTTGATGCATCAGTTTAAAGTGATGGGCAGAAAAGGAAAAGATATATACTTTTTACTAGACGACAAACATACAGAAGAACAGTTTGATCAACTTACACTAGATTATTTATCTAGCGAATATCATAGATTCGATTCTTGTATAATGTCTTTAAAGAAAATTGGTGAATACAACTTTGATACAAGAGGACATAGATTTGTAACCGATCTGGGCGCGGCTGCTTACATACTAATGCACAAGTATAAAGTCTTAGGAAAAAGAAGCAAGTCTATTTATTTTGAAGTAGATGAAGAACCATCCAACAAAAATAGATTTGATGATTTATCACTTGATTATATATCAAGCGATTTTCACAGATTCGACTCATGCTTGATGTCGTTGAAAAAAATAGGAGAATATATTAGCGATAGTTGAAAGGAATAATATGTTGAAGAGATTTGGAATCAAAGAAGAATTAGAGTCGTCACAAGAAATATCTAGCAAAATAGACGCTATTGTAGACAAGTGGGTTTCAGATCTCACCTCTGGCTTAGTGAATAATCCTATGGATTTTTCAAAGCGAGCAAGCTTGTGGGACAGAATGAAAGGCACTCTTTCTAATATATGGCACGGAAAATATAATCCAAAAAATCCAAACTATTGGAAAAATAGATTTGGAGATGAATTGGGATCTCAAGAAGAATCATATGACCCATCTGTTTTTTCTCTTCAAGAATACACTCAAATAAAAAGCATTATAGAAAATGCCGAGAGACAATTGAATGAAGCAATTCCAACAGGCTCAGAAAAACTAACGTTAGTTAGAGTGTTAAAAAATGCAGCAGAAAAACTAAAGAAAGATTTAAAAACAGCACTTGTATCTGTTGGTGCAATGCTAAACACATCCGCCGAAACTTCTCGCAAGTCCACCGAATTTCCTGCGGGTTTGTCGGGTTGGCGACCCAAAGCCCCTGTTGCAAGCAACAATAGTGAACAAAGGCCACGATCCATTGTTGATACAAACCCAAGTCTTAAACCAATGGGTAGACATCCAGAGCAGGATGATGATACCGATTCCGACACCGATTCTGTTGAGGATGACGATATTAGTGATGATTCTAGTGCTAGTGCTAACGCCTATGACACTTCTGGTAGAGATGACTATAATGATTTAAATAATAATGATTTAAAAAACGACATCGATAATGATGCTAATGATGATGGACCTACCGCTGAGGAGCCCAAGCCAATCCATAAAAATACGCACTACGACAGACATATTCCAAAAAAAGAAAATGAAGGAATGTCTGCAGAGTCTCTTGCTGACGAAGGACAGCTTGTAGATCTAATTATGGCTAAAGATTTTGATTTTAGAAAATACTTTGTAAAAGAAGATGAAACAGTAAAAAGTGCAGCAGAAAGAAAATTAACACAACTTGAAGAGTTAGAAAAAGAAGCGTCCGAAAAAAAAGAATCAAAATATGTTTTAAATAGAATCAACAAAGCAATAGAAATTATTAGAGAAGTAAAATGAGCTGGCTAAACCAAATATCTAATTTTCAAAGTAACTATATAAAAAAAGTTATGTTTGATTTGATGAAAGATAAATACCACAAAAACGAACAGATAATAGATAGAATTAGCGGTCTACTCACGACTGAGACCGATATAAAAAACTTTTTCACTATGGTCACAGACATATATGAGTCAGCTTATATGAAGTCGGTAGAAGACCACAGACAACAACTTCAAAAGCTAGGCTTAAAAGTGAATATAGTTGCTAATCATGAATCGAAAGATGGCTGATCTTGCGACATAATACACTTCAGTATCCAGCCACCTAGTTTGGTTTGACTAGTTTGTATTTTCCACCATCTTTTGTCTCCATTTTTTGGATACAAGATAGATCCTTCTCCAAAATTTGTTTCTGTCCACATTTCCATAGTCATATCTGTTTGGGACAATATCACAGCTTCTAAAGACGTTGGCTTATCATACTGTATGGTTTTTATTATGTCTCCATACAACTCATCTTTTGTTTCTCGTATAGTAGCAGGCAAGCAATACACAAAAGTTTTTTCTATATCTGTTTTATTTTGTTTTTCTTTTTTGATTTTGTCTTCTTTTTCTTCTATTTTTCTTTCAAATATTTGTTCTGGATCTGGCTTTAGATCTTTTGTTTGATTTAATTCGTCAAGAAAAATTTCACTCTGCGTTTTGTTTAATGAAAAGTCTGAGTCTAACGGTAAAACAGCAGTACCGTCTTCTTTCACCTCTGGCTTCCACTCCATATTATGGACCGTAAATCCCGTCCAAATCTTTTGATCTTTCATAACTGGGTTAGGTGTGGAAAGCTTAAAAACCGAGCCATCTTTGTTGTAAAGCGTCATATTTAACCTCTTAATGCTATATATATAAGTAAGAAAACAAAGGAAAAATATGCCATTAGTAGTACCAAGTAGTTCAGACGAACTGATGATGAAATATATTTTAAATAAAGTAGCTGTAGATGGGAATAGAAAGTTAAAACTTTTTTCAAACAATATTTCCCCGTTTAAAGGGATCGCCTTGGCAGATATAAATGAAGTAAGTGCAAGTGGCTACACAGCAAAAACATTAACAGGATCAAGTTGGACGGTATCTACTGTTTCTGGTGTGAGTACTGCCACGTATCCGGTTCAGACTTTTAGTATAACACAAAGCACTAATGTTTATGGGTATTACGTAACAACAAGCGATAGCTCCGCTGTTTTGTGGATGGAAAGATTTGATACTGCTCCTTTTAATTTGCCTTCTGGAGGCGGCGATATAACTGTCACTTTAAATTTCACATTAAACTAAGGATGGGATAAATGGGCATATTAAACTCTGACGGCTCCCCTTATCAGTTACAGGGAAGTGTGCAACAATTCGACACAAACAATCCAATGTTTGATTTGTTTAATTTGTGGGATCAAGAAGCTATCCAAAGAGGAGGTTCTCCAATATATTACTATGAAGTAATAATACGTCCAGAAATGATAGATCCAATATACTTAGAAGCTAGAAACAAATTGTTTTCAAACAATCCTATTCAGTTGTGGTGTACATACGAACCCGTTTCTTCTCAAAATGTACTAAACCAATTCGGCATTGATGCCCCCGACGAAATGGTCTTTGAATTGAACTATAGGTCTGTATTAAAGAATTTAGGACATCCTCCTAAAATAGGATCTAGGTTGTTCACTCCTCACCTACAAGAAAATTGGGTGGTAGTTCAGCGAAATCTTAGCGAATTCAAAATGTGGGGAATTTTAAGAATAGAATTGTTATGTCAGAAATTTCAAGAAGATGTTGTTACAGGCGATGGGAAAGTTACACAAAAGAAACCAGATTCGAAAATAAAAATTGTATAATTACTTCCTTAAAACTGGATGAACTTTAGAAATATAAATAAGGGGTATTATAGGCTTTTTAAATGATCCCAAAGAAGGATATGGCAAGAACACCGACAGTCTTTCTTTTCTTTTACTTATCTTGTATGTTTTCATCGCTTTTCTTTTTGAATTTTATTTTGTTTTTATAAACGGTTATTTTTTTGTTTTTTCCCAACAGATAAAGACCGTGCAGATATTCTTTCATTTTTTGATATCCCTCTTTTGCTACAAGAGTAGATAGTTGTTTATATTTATCACTAAAACTGTATCCTTTACTATCTCGCCATCTATTTTTAGCTATTTTAGATATATTTTTTTCCAATATAGAGTCTAAAAGCCCTCTTTCGTATATTTCTTCTTGATCCATTTCTTGAATTTCGTATGTGACTTTTTTTGGCAAAATTAAAATTTGTCCAAAAGGTTGGTCTTTTTTAAATATTATTGTTTGTCCTATATTTGGACTTTTAAAAACAACAAAAAATATTTTTGGCCACCAACTTGTTTGTATGTGACCGGGCACACAGCAAGGAACTGTATTTGTTGTGTCTGTGTAGAATCTTGGATGTGGCTCTGTTCTTAAAACGTAATCTTCGGGCACTCTAATATCTAATGCAGAAGTCATGCCGAAATGGTTATCTGAAAAAGCAACAAATGGAGGCAAAGTAACACCATGGCATTGTTGATTTTCTTGTGTGAAATCACCTTCAAATACAATTTTTCCATTTACGTTTTTAACATGACATTCTGTATCAAAGGGATAGTATAATTCTAAACCATATGTCGATCCTTCTACAAAAGGCGGACAATGCCATGGTTGGGGTTTATCTCCACTTTCATGATTGTTAGGTTCTCCTGCCCAGCCTGGTATTTCTAGTTTTATTTGTTTGGGCAAAGAGCCTTTAAACCAAGACCTACATTTTAATTTAATTGTTTCCATAAAAAACTACTTTAAAATCATACATATCAAAGGAGAAAAATGACCACTAGCAATCCTAATCACCAGCAAAAAAGCTACGTAGAGTGCAATACCAAAGGCCCGCAAGGAGATGTAAATCTCGACGTTGCTCCCGGATATTGCGAAACAGGCGATGGAGAAAATTTACGTTCGCCAAATGATTCTACTTTAAATTGGCTAAAAGATCAAACCAT